TCAACCTTGGTAGTGTTAGCGGGACACACTCCGCCTCTACCAGGCAATCCAGAATCAGCGGGACTAACTCCGCTTCTGGTAACAACGAAACAAATCTTGAAGGTGTTAGCGGGACATACTCCGCCGCCCTCAAAACACTTAGAGTGAGCGGGACTAACTCCGCCTCTGAGATAAAGACCGACGCTGATGAGGTCTCTAATATCACTCGGCAATCAACACAACCAATCTCTCAGGAGAGTAGCGAGTCAGGCTGGACCCGACTCGATCAACTTCCTGAGTTACCCTCATCGTGGGATTGGCCTGTAGAAGAGAATTATTGCTTACAGACCTGCGATGTTACGACCAAGGCGAAAACCTTGGCTCTGCAATGCAAATTGCAAGATGATAATGAGGCGAATAGAATAACGCAGCCCATTACCATCAACAACAAAGATCCCAAAATTATTATAAACAAGGCCTTTCCTGAATACTCAGGCAAGGACGATTTCTTAGAACACATTGGGATCACCAGAAGAGAAGCCTTCAAGATAGCCCACTATACATTTTATAAATTGGGATGGAAAGACGCTTCCAAGAAGAAGACCTGCTCTCTAGCGGTATGGTTTCTTCTGAACGACGAACTCAAATTCGTCAATAGTAAGGGCACGGTGAGAACCTCTCCCTTCGATTTGTTAAAGGACCACTATAATATGAATCAGGTCCACAAATCGTGTAGAATGTTTATTAAGGAATTCCTACCCCAAACTGAGGAGGAGGCCGAATTTCAAGGCTTTTTGGACTTTATTCCCAGTGGTGTCAGATCCGCTTTCTCCAGCACGTTTGGTGTGGCTAAGACAGGTTTCACTCAAGTGCCTGGTATGGTACAGCAAGGATTTTCGGGCATATGGGATATGGTCAGCTCGATCAGATCTAAATTGACCGATTTCTTTGCGGTCCCGGTAGTGCTAGAAATAGTATTATATAGTGTATGGGCCATCTTGGCCAGTATTCTACTCACCGGCCTTACGGTTGGTGTTATTAGGCTCTTCGTCTACGCTACAAGTACTGCTCCCCCGGAGCAGAACGAGGAGTTGGTGAAGAATCTTCACAATACTACCACCCAAGTTAAGAGTGAAGACGCCGAGTTTCAGGGCTTGTCGGATTTCACCGGGGCTATAGTCTCTATCACTTTAAGTATAGCGGCTGCAGTTACCGGTAGAAGTGCCGAATCCTTTTCCTCGGCGATATCTACATTCGCACGCACCGTTACTCCCCTGAGTAACATCTGGCAATCCTTGGTTGCCAATCTCTACCTCATGGTCTCATGGGTGGCCTATCAAGTTACTCCTGATTCTGTCTGGGCTGGAGAGTACCGTCTCCGGAGAGATTTCGGAGACCTCAAAGAAAGAGTGGAGAACAGACAAGCCATAAGTGATTTACCCAATCACCTGCTCCACAACCCGGCAGACGCAACAGCGATAACAGAAGACCTCAAATTCTGGAACGACAATAAAGTCAAACTATACTCCTTGAAAGGTCATGAGAGAATAGCAACTATATTGTCCAAGATAGCTGAGGAGCT